TCTTATAAATCCCTCTCTCCGCTTAAACCTATTAGCAGGTATCTTACTTGACATACCATTCGGATAGTTAAGAGATTTTGGTATGGTAACACTCTGTACTTCCCACTCCCCGTCTGTCTTTATACCTATCGAGTCTAATACCTTAACGAGGCTCGGCTCTTCATTGGCTACCGCACCAACTATCATATCTTTTTGTTCTCCAAAAAAATTACACCTGTCAACAACGGTTTCGGGACTGTTATGAATCCAGAGATCACCGCCCATGAACGACACAAAGCCAAGAGACAAACTCTGTAACCAGTCAACCGCCCGCCTGCCGTAGCGAGTGATCCATATTTGAATGCTGAATGAAGACACGGAGTTGTTATCTAATCCGAAGATCAAATAATGCGAACCATCCGAGACTGACGTTAATTCTATATCGAGCATATCATGTAAAATGTACTGTTAGTTGACTTGGTATCTGTGATGCACCGTTAATTTTATATGGGACGGTATCATACAATATTAGTGTATATGGAGCAGTTTTTTGAATGTGCCATATTTCCCCGTATGTATTCGTACTATCTATCCCCGCTATATATATTTCATTATCATAAATAAATAATCCATAAGGGTAAAGTATTGTCGGTGATATCTGGACATCAATTTCTACCGCTCCTGTAGTATAATCAAATTGTGAAATATATCTATGGTATGGGTCGGCAACATTATTCATAGTGGTTATAATAAGTTTATTTGTTGTTGTTAACAAAAAACCACCAGATACATTTCTATCAGCGATAATAGGAATTGTTTCAGTACCGACAGACGCAGCACCAGTAATATTTTCCTCTACCACCACATTGGGATTGATACCAATCCATTTAACATTAAGTAGTGTGGTATTATCCTTACAACTAAGCCCTGAATTTCTTATGACATTGGTTATATTCCTATTATAACTAAACGATGCGGGGGCTAATGAAATATCCCATTCATCTACCGTATTCCCATTATGAAGCCATAGTTTTGTTTCTGTGTGTGCAATATCAAGACTTGGTGCAGTAATATCAGGGACATTAAGAAGTGTAGATTCTTTGGTGGCAACATTATATAAATATACACTTGTAGGTGTGTCGGCAGTATTGAATAATACACTTTCCGCTCTTAGTGTTAGCTCTGACTCATCTTCAGCGTTCCCATCATCGTCCACTAATTCTATATACGGCATTACCCCCACAAGGTCTTTAACCCTTATATGACAGACATCATCTGCCTGCATATAAAATGAACAGCTTTTAAATTGATTGTCCTTATCCATAATCAACTTACTTTACTATGCGATCCGTATCAGCCCTGCGCTATTCCACTGCAACGTAAAAGTAGCATTAGTACATGACTGTGCTGTAGTTAACTCATATAGGGCTCTTAAAGCACCCGTAGAAGTATCATAACAGGCTGCATACTTTACATTTGTCAACGTTGCCCCCGGCCCCCATGAAGTATCATTAGCATCCAACATGACAGTAGTCGCATCCACATAACTCGATGCCTTGCCTGCCAGTGTAGCCCCGCCTGCCGTATACCCCGTACCCACAATCTCGTTAGTGAGCGTAGCATAAGTGGTATGCGTATTATAATTATATGTGAAACTACTCGACAGCAACGCCACTTTCCATGTCTGTGCTGCCCACGCATCTGTTATTATCTTTTTCTCCTGTCTAACTACTAAACTTGCCATATCCTTTTAACTTAATAGAGGTGCTTCCTCGTAATACAAATAAACATCTATCATATCTCCATCATTCCATGTGGCAGAACCATAGTCTATGCTCTGCATATTCTCATGCACGTCCTGAGTACATGCTATACCTGTCTGATAAGAACTGTATACCTCAACGTCGTTTACCTTTATCAGCCAACATACATCAAAAGTAGGATCACCGCCAGGTACATAATGAGGCGTAAATTCTATGTTCAACCCGCCTATGACATTACCTCCCGTACTCGACACCGTAAGTTCCGTGTTATCCCCTGCTCTCACCGTTACTGTAGCTGGTGCTGCCTGTTGTGTCACGGCAACCTCAAAAGGTGTATAACTACCACCTCTTATGATAAGATTACCACCTCTCTCGACACCTGTGTTCTCTGCTGACGGATATACTCTTATGTAACAACCATTGCCCCATAAGGCGGGATTGCTTACCTCTGAGGTATTACTTGCGTCATACACAGCATATTCAACCCATGGAACAGCCGTAATATCTATAGTGAACGGCTCAAGATCATCAGACATTGACATTTGTAAAGCACTATACTCTAAGGCACTATCAGCGTCATAGGCGAACCAAAGACTGCTCACACTACCATACAGCCATTGAATGAGAACGGTTGGCGTATATGCTGTCATTGTCATACCCAACTGCTCTGGCGCAGGCACTCCATCAGATGTTGCAGATGGCGCATAAGCTGTCATCCCAAGTGAGATTACATCCATATCTATTGCTTTATTACCCGGAGTTACAATGTTAAAGCAAGCAAACCGTGTATCTTCATCAAAGCTATATCCCAAGCCGCCCTCAAAGCCCTTTAGAATTGTATAGTTTGAACATTCTACCATGATGTTATAACTCGGCGGTGTTTGGTGTAAGTCCTCAAAGCATATCCACCTGTTACTCGGCTCATGGAAGACTATTGTCTCATTGTTATCTTCATTGTTGTAATCTACGAAAGTCACATGCAGGTTTTTGAACTCCTCATCCCAAACACTCATAACATCACAGTGGCCTATACCAGAAGTAAGTAAACCTTTTGATTTTTCCTTAAACCACGTAGCCATCTTGTAATCCACATCCCCGCCTACATCAACAAACCGTCCCGATATAGGGAATATGCCGTTGGCGGAGTCACGCCACATGACACCATTATAAATATCAAAGCCGTAGATATACCTATTGTTTCTCTGTATAGACTCAGGGAAGACAGTGCTGAAATTAGTAGGAGAGTATCTTACAGCCCCAAGCACGCTTGAGCTTACCGCCACAGTAGTCCTACCTTCTGCATCTGTGTATTCTGTCTTGCCTATGAAGATTGAACTTGCTTTTCTCTCCTGATAGCACTTAAGCGTGTCACCTACTTCATAGATTGCTACTATATTGCCAAAGACGTCGTTGAGTTCTTTATAGTTAAGTGCTTCAAAAGTGGGTAGTCCGTTGATAAGTGTGTCTTGTAGATAAGGATTAGAGAATCTTATGATATTAAGCATTCTCTCTCCGAAGTTAGTCTCAACCCCGGCCTTCCCTTTATCCCAATCGGAACTGTCATAGAAGTCACTCCACCACATTGATTCATGGAAAACACCCACGTCGGGGTCTGCAAGGTCAAGTGGTTTGGATGGCGTTCTCTTTATATGATATACGTCACCTGAATTAAAAGTACCCGTAGCGGGAGTTCCTAACACGGAACTCTGATTCGACGTAGTACCTTCATGCACCCTAACACCCGAAGAATCCTCTATAATCCTTAATAGTCCCCCAAACTCGTAATAAACCTCTTTTGTCTCTTTCTTCAAAGGAGTGTATATCTCAACAAGGCAACACTCGCCCGTGGACACACCCATAGATGCCCAATCAAATTTCTGAACATAAATAGAATTATAAGGATCGGGCACTATATCCCACTTACCAGGCGTATTGCCAGGTGTCTCCCCAACTGCGACACTCGCATTAGCCCTATATAATCCCCTATTATACCTAACCTCTTGCCCCAATATATAAGCCACAGTCGGGTCGTAATCATGAAATTTAGTATACGTTTCAGCAGACACATCCCCCTGTTTAATAATCTCCATATCATATACCCCATTGACAAGAGTGCCAAGATTAGTACCTGGTGTGCCTGGGTCGCCATCAAGTGTTATAAATCTTATCCTGTCGCCTTTTTGAAATGTATATGGTTCTATTTTCGACGAAGGAAATTGATTCCACTGTACGCCCGTGTCTACCCCGTCTGTAAATTTCAGTGTCTGAAGCGGAGTTATGTCTATAACAGTCATATTCTCCTCCTCATCCGTGCCATCCGCTATGCTACTGACTATATACTGGACAAACTTGGTACATAAAGTATTCCCTGCATAACCCCACCTCCAGTATTTAGCCCCATCGGGGGGCAGGTGGTTAACTTCCCAATCAATAGTCCACCTGTAATTAGTGCTATCAGGCAGTGGAGATATTTCGTTAAACATGGGAACATAAACAGTAGTACCGTCATAAGTATAGCCTATGCTGTTTTGGCTATCTTTGGATGTCTGTGCATCCCATCTGCGTAAGTTCTCGTCATAATAGAATATACAGAACGGATGGAACGCACCTGTCTTAAATCCCCTTTTCTTTGTTAATGATGTAAGTGTCCCTACCGGCGTATAGAAAACAGCAGCATCAAAGACAACGGTATCTCCCTGAACTATCTTAGAACAAAGAACCGTAGTCCCACTTATAGAAAAACTCAACGACGGATACCAACCCGTCATTAAGGTACATACCTTACTCGTTAATGACGCAGCAGTGAGAACATCAGCGGCTGATAACGTGGCATAATTAAACCCGCCATTGAGCAACACTGATACCATATCATTACCCACCAACCCTGCCGCCGTCCATACTGCGCCTATATCCCATGTTGCGTCTGGATTAGTGCCGTATGTTATATCACCAGAACCAATACTATCTCTCTTAAATGCCGCATGACTATACCCCTCCTCAAAACTCTCTAACTCAGGGGTAAGGATGACGTCTATATCTTCTTTAGGCACATTATCAAATCCCTCCGTAACACCCCCATAACACAGTATATTTCTGTTGATGATCTCCTGCGCTTTCGCCTGCTTGGGTACAGAATCATATATCTTAGCCACAAGACTATCATCAACCGCATCATAAGCCTCATTATTATAGAAAGCCTCTACGTAAGTAGACTCTGTAAGTAGCGATCTCTCCTGCCTCTTTACAGTACGTATCCGCTTCCAACTCTGACCTATCTCTTGCGCTACTATCTCAATTTCCTTTATAAGAGCGGGGGAATGAAGCTGTATGGTTACATTAATATAGTTATTAATAGTGGTGTCATTAAGTATCTCTCCGTTGTATGCCTCATCTTGCTCAGGCAGACTCACATCAGAATACCCCGAAAACACTGAAAAGCTATCATCAAAATACCTAAACCTATGTGAAAACCTAAATAACTTCTGTCTTACACTATTGGAATGTACTTCCGTATCTGTACCATATCTCAACGTGGGTCGTGATATAGGGGCTTGCTTGATAACATTGAATGCGTACCTAAACTCAGAGTCAAACCCCGTTAAGTTAGATTCATCCTGATAAGCGTCCCCTATCCTGTCCCACTTAGCTTCTGTTGTACTCGGTGTCTCTCCAACGGCAACGGATGTATTCGCCCTGAATAGCCCGCCATAGAACGTCACATACTCCCCGTAAGCATAAGTGAGTGTGGCATCATAAGCATCATAGTTAGTGTAGTTATATGCCCTAACGACATCTATCATCTTTGGCTCACTCACCCGTGGGTTAAAGTACAGCCAATCACCTATCATGACTAAATCCCGCATGGGATAGTCTATATGTAACCCGAAGTAATTTTTTGGATCACGGAAGATAACATTAAGCTCCTGAGTGTCCTCTATGTATTCAAGGAGCATATTGTCATACTGAAAGTCTCCTGCTGTATAGTCTATTACTAAGGACTCATCCCCGCTCTCCGTTGTCGTGGTAGTCGTGGTAGACGTAGAACCCCCTGTTGATGCGATTTCGTAAGGCTGGCTGAAAATGAAATAATAAACCTTGCGTGTAAGCCTATTGTAGTAACTCCCTATGACCTTATAGACGTTTGATAAATACAACTCATGATCGGCTATGTCTACAGAACGCACACAACCCAGCATGTTGGTTATTAAACCATTGGACTCGTCATCTCCCACGAGTATATTACGACGCAACTTACTGTCCCCAAGTGGCATCCATCTCTCGTCGTCGTCATAATTCAACCCCGATCCTGGGAAAACAATATTTTGCTTTATATCACTCATCTTTTCGGACTTTGCCTTGCACCTGAAAGAATAACGTCACGCCACTGACTATAACTCAGGCTATTGATTAAATTTCTTATACTAAACCTTTCATTATTATAGTCCCTCTCCAATAATTGTCTTTCTCTTGCCAACTCAGGAATCCAATAAGAACTCTTCCATTTCAGGTAGGCGTCTATCATTGGTATCAGCATATCTGGCACTTGCGTTACACCGCTTACCTCTATACCTGATGAAGTATAAGCCAACACAACCGTGCTGTCAGAAATGCCATCTACAAATATCCTTCGTGCTTCCCAATCAATCATGTAATTATAATCATTCACGCCTCCCGATGCCCCGTATCCTGTGGAGCGTGGGTCTAATAAATCCACACCCTCTCCCGAATCTGCATCTCTCCCCTCTACAAGTCCCGTGAACGTGGTTGTGTTTACAATATATTTCTGCTCAGAAAAACTCCACCATTTACCATTTATCGGTATATACAAATCAACGAATGTCTGCATATCCGATGGCATCTCTATGATCTTATTCGCAGTGACAGTCACCTTTAATGTCTCTACCTGATCGCTGTCATACAACCTGAAATGCTTATAGCAATCACAGGCGTGTTCAAGGTAAATGAAATAATCCTCGGTTGATAGCTTATATTTCAGAAGGTATCGGTTGACTATGGTTTCTATGTCCAATAAAGCAGGAGTAGCCATTATTCTTTAGTTTCAATGGTTTTATTCTCATATAACTCAACGGGGCGTACAGCACTTAATATCTGCAACACCCTGTCCGTAAACCCACTCCCCTCGTTACCCGTAAGGTCAGGTATCATAACATCATCCGTATCTAAGTAGTCACTGAACGGTATGATAAGGTCTGCCCTCACCCCAGCTGCTATGACGGCTACCGAAGGATTATAATATTCGATGCGTGTTCTCCTTGCGCAATAGCCTATCTTTGACGTGACGGTATCGGCATAGCTCCCACCTGCAAGCAAATCCATTTCTCTTGGATCGACAGGATAGAACGTTATGCCACCTTGAGCAATAGTACTTATACGCCTAACCCCGCTTGCTTTATCAGGAAATGGTATGATAGACACGCCCGCAGGGTAATTTGTGTAGTAAATCCCCGTCCCCGCCTCAAGTGATACTGTAAGTGCGGTAGTATAGCCGAACTCCTTTGTGTATCTTGCAAGTTCATGAGTACTGCGTAAGAAAACCAAATTATAGAACTCACCTAAAGCACGCTCGATTGCTCTGTCCACGACTTGCGGATGGAAACGCTCAATGCTTTCGTATTTAGGCAGTAGGTTTATGAAATATGACCGTATCTCTTCTTTTATCATTATTTAGCATCATTTTTTTGTTCAAAGGCTAACCCTGACTCTATCAACACTTGGTCGGGCAACTGCACGCCCATATACTGTAGGAACAGATTGATAATCAAAGGTAGATCAGATTCGTCCCATTCCCAATCCACAGTAGTAGAAACAACATTGGCTGCCCCAACCGTACCATTCATGGCAGTACTCCCCGCAGGAACGGCAGTGACAACACCCCCTGAAGCCATCCAAGAGTAAACTAAGGTCGAATCGTTTACAAAATAGTCAAGTATCGGAGTATCCGCAGTCCTCAGATAATCCATATTTATTGACGTAATAGACGTAGGGGTGACATGTATTGTCTTATCAGCCGTACTATTGGCTAACCCAAGACGGCATGTGGGATGCACAACCGTAGCTTTTGTTAGATAATCTTGTTCTCTCCTGGCGTGTTCCATCGAAGAAACCAAGTCTATATATCTTACCACGCCCCCTGAGTCTGTGTAATACGGCATACCTATAATATGATAGTAGCGTGTTGGCAATGTGCCCACCCCTGCCACAAGCGGGACTGTCTCACCAAGCACCTTGAAGGCAGACATGGAATCCGAGTTGTCTACTGTCGCCTCAAATTGGCTATAATAACGTTCATAGACAAGTTGGTTTATTATCGGTGCTAAATTATTGAACTCCTCCGGGGTCAATGATCTGCCTCGTAGGTCTTTCCGACAAACATCAAGCAGTGTCTCGTACACCTGATATGAATAGAGCATTCTTTACTTTATTTCTTGCAAAGATACTCACTTTTGGAATAATGATAAAAAACCCCCCGCCATCTCGTGGCGAGGGGGAAACAGAGAATAAACAGAGAACTCCCTACGCTACATTAAAAATGGCGTAGACAGCATCCTTAATCTCATCCGTTTTTTTAAAGGCTGTATTGCCTCCCATAACTTTTAACAACCAAGTGTAGTCCTTGGGATCGGCAATGTCATCAAGGAACTGTTTATTTACAACATCCCTAAGCAACTCCTGTAGCTTATCGTTGTTCGTACTCATGGAATAATAACTACACAGGAACTCAAACCTACGATTGATCTCTGTATGTGGAACCTGCATTAATAACTTATCCCCAAGACGGTATCTCCCGTCAGGCTTATAAACCAACTTTTTGTCGTCAATGAGTTTTTGTAACAATGCTCTTAACCTGACGTTGTCCGTCACTTTCATCTCATCAAGGAAATCTCTTGTCCCCTTAATAGATATATCATTCTTACGCCTATTGTCATTTTCCTCTAACTTAGACTCAAGATCAAACCTCAGTTGATCAGGCTCTTTGGTATAAGCCCCGCTAACACCATAGGCTGCTGCTATCTTTCTTAACGCATTCTCATCGGTAAGCATCTGCCATATAGCAGTCTTTCTCTCCACAAGCTGGCGTTCCCTGTCGGCTTTGGCACGTATCTCAGCCTTGGGATCATCCACCTTTAACAACGCCTGCTTGCGTGGATTAGCCAGATAGATATAATAAAGGTAGTATGCGAGGTCGGGTTGTTTATCTATGTCTACATTGACAAACTCATCAATCTTCATACTGCGTTTATTACCTATAGCCCACAACCCATTAGGCAGTAATTTGGGAGTGTTTAGGCAACAACTCCATATTTCCTCTCCTCTTTGTGGATGTGCATAAGGTGTCTCAAGCGGGAACATAGCGGGCGTTGGCGGTTCAACCAACATAACCTCATTACCCCTGCTATCTGATCCCTTATTTGTTTTTGGAAAGCCCGGACGAACAAATTTTATTGTCTTGCCGTGTTTGGCTTTTAATTCCCTGATCCCCTTGTCGTATTCAACAGCATAGTTATACATAGGATGTTTGTCATCCCGAAGTGCTATGCCCACTTCAAGCAATTTTCCGTTAATAAGTAAACTCATAATTATTTTCTCTGTTTTGTTTGTGCAAAGATAATACATTTAAAACTAACCAATAAAAAAGGGCGGAACAAACCGCCCTCTATAATCACTAAAAGCTATGATCAAAGAACAACGTCGTTCTGACAGAGAATCATCTGATTCCGCCTAAGAACGATCAACATATATTCACTAAGCATAGTGCCCCGTGCATCGTCAAAGGTGTCAACGGCTATGTTGCCACCGCCTTCTCCGAATGATGCTACACCAGGGATAACCTTGTTGATACGAGTTCTGTTTTCAGAGCCATACGATTTATAACCCAAAGCGAGGTTTTTCATCTTGAATGATGCCTGATCGTCAAGAGAGCCTTTTACTGTTACGTCTACATCAGGGATAATGAAGCCGAGCCCAGTGAAGTAATCCTCAAACACGTCTGCTCCGTAGGCAGTAGGATCGCTGAATGAAGGAATCTCTTTCAGTGTGAAATTGATACCATTCTTGCGTATCTGCCTGAAGTCTACACCCCATGACTGAAGTGTACTCAGCACGGTTCCTCCTGCAAACTCCTTCAGGAACTCAAGACCTGCATTCTCAATCTGTTTCTGCAACAGAGAACCAACAAAGAAAGCAACGTTTCTGTTGGTAACGCCCTGCGAGTTGAGAAGGTCTTTGATGTCGTCAAAATCAGGAGCACTGTAGGCAAGTGTGTAATACTGTTTCATGGCGGCTGTTACCATGTGCTGGAGAAGCCCAACCGTACCTGTAGCCTGAACAGCATTACCACTCCTGTCGTTCATGGTCAGCGTGTTGGTAATACCTCCACCAAGTATGATGTCATCATTGATTGCCTTAGAAAGCAGGAAGTCTGCCTCAATGGTAGCCTTGCTAAAGATACCTGTTCCACCACCACGCAACTTCTCATAGTATCTCTCGTTGCTCTGTATAGAACCTGTCATCTGCCAATCGGACTTCTTTGTAGAAGTAACGAAATGCCTGTGATACCATCCACTTGACTTAGGTGATCCCGACTGAACACCATTAGGATAATTACCACCTGTAACCATAAGGGATGACCCGGCAGGAACAGCAGTAGAAAGAGTTACCGTAGACTTATGCGGGGTTGCGGTAAACACCTTGGCAATAGTGTTGTCTGCACTAACGGCAGTTATCTGATAAAGCTCAGGCTTGGTGCAAGGCACACCTCCATAGCTTACATATTCAGCAGGAATAACTACAATATCATGCAATGAGAGATAACATGAGTCTGTGCCTGTAAATTCAGTGGCAGCCAAACCAAAAGTAATATCGCCCCCTGCAACAAGTTGTACGGCTATGTCGGCAGCACCGATAGTAACAAGTTTAGTGAGAGAACCCTCTTCAAAGAGAGTTTTGGACGGTCCTGCAACAGACACAATAGAGCCTACTGCATATATCCACTCAAGCAGGCCAACACCCTCACCATAATATTTCATCAGTTCTCCCCATATCTGAGGAACCTGCATATCTGTATCGTAGATAGACGCCCATACACTATCATACGGGGTATTCAAAGTATTGGAACTGATAGTTCCCTTTACTAAAGTTGACATTTATTAAAAATTAAAAACGTTAGACTTATCTTATTTTTTGAGTATTAAGAAAGTCCCCAAGCCCAGGTAGAGTCTTAACGTCTTTATGCTCATCAGCGGTTGCCGTATTGGGAGGTTGTGCATTATGTAACTTCTCATCTATCTTTGCCTGAACACGTGCCTCAGCTTCCTTCGCTATGACATCTCGTATCTTCGCAAAATTTTCTTTCAGAAATAGTGCATCCCTTAACTCAACGGCATATTGTATATTCTCCGCAGTAGGCTCCATGCCCGCCTTTACAAACATGGCATCAAACATACTTGAGAGATTGCTTTTGAAATCACTCGGAACATCAAACTCAAAACCATCCTGACTGAACTTATCAAACTTGTTGAAGTTTTCCCTATGCGGGGCTAAGTCTTTTTCTCTTTTAGAAATCAACTCAGATTCCATTGCGAGCCTCTGTTCTTTTGTAAGAACCTTTGGCATCTCAATGTTCTTCTTTAAGTCATTGATCTTGTCCCTTGCAGCAGCGGCGTCTATCGCCATCTCGGTCTTTGCTATCTCATCCCATTCTTGCGGGTTAGTATCAGCATCGAGTCCGTATTTCTTCAGTATCACCGCCTTTACGTTGCCCTCTTTGGCTACTTTAGGGACGAATAACTGTTTCTCTTTTACTAACACATCAAAGTCATCCATCTCATCCACGTTGCTCGTTGCTATCTCTTGCAGGAGTATAGGATTGCTTTTGGGATATTTGATGCGTAGTTGTTCTGCTACATAGGTCTCAGGACTGCTAAACCATTTCAAGGGGTCTTGACCTTCTTCTAACTCTTTTATCCTATTTTTATATTCTTCAATGCTCTTAACAAGGTTGTCTTTGTCTTGAAGCTGTGTCCTGTATTCGTCTACTGTCTTTTGTAGACCCAACACGGCCTTCACATCTTCGTCAGCCTTGAACTGAGTATTGAATCTCTTATTAAAATTATCAAAGAACTCATCAGGCTTTGTCTCTTGCTGTGGTGTCTCAGCCTGTGTTGTCGGAGTTTCCTTTGTCTCTATTTGTGGAGTCTCAGAAACATTCTCCGTATTCTGTGTTTCCTCTGCGGGCGGGGCAGGAGGAATAGTATTCAAGTTTAATTTGAACCCTTCCATGGTTTAACTCTGTTTTTTATGATGCAAAGATAATACATTATTTTTTAATGTCCTTTTTGTATACTCTCCTGCCGGTGAACTACCCACCCACGGCAGAGCCGATGGGTTGGGCTTCGTGGGTCATAGACTCGCCTAATGGCAACGCCTTACCACGTTTTTGTTTTATATCCGAGTTAGTTCCTAAACCAGATAGTATTTTTAAACCTTGTTTTTTAATGTTTATGCTTGCATTAAAGAAACTCCTCAATCTTGTGAATGTCCAATCCTGTATATGTATGAATTAATTTTCGCAAATCTAATCCACATTGGACTGCCATGTTCTCGCGGTCTTGCATTTTCATTTTGTCAAAGTCCTGATTATCCCACATCTTATCCATTAGTGCAGTTTGAAAAATAATCAAAGCGTTCATAAACTCTCTATTTGTATAATTTGGTTTATTCTCGTTTCCTTTTGCATAGGCATTTTGATTTAATATGTCATTTGCGATGATTTCTAATTCTTGTTTATAAGCTCTCATAATTTCCAACTTGAATATTTGTGCTTTTAATTTACTTTGTCGTGGCTCGATAGGGTAGCACATTTTAATCCCCAACTTGCCATATACGAAACGTTCACAAAATTACAAAACGCAAACGACAAAACCAAATATTTAAAGGATTATTTTTACCGTTCAACGAGCTTTTTTATCTCAGGGTTCTTTTTTATGATATTCTCCCGTATGTCCACTACTCTCTTCCCATACACGGGATTCTTAGCCATATCTATTGGCTCTTTACTGACATCCAAGCCATATACCTTCTTAACACCGCCCCCTCCAAAGGACTGACTACTGATCTTACCATAGCCGTTCCACGCCTGCAAAACCTCTTCGTCAGTCTTTTTCCCCAACCTCCGTGCTAACTTCATTTTATCCTGTAACTCAAGCATGGTCAGGTCAAGAAAATCTTCCTCTGCCGTTTCTGGGTTAAGTCTCCCTCCTGAAAGCAGATTCATGGGATTAGAATAGTATTCGTCACTAAAGCCCGTCTCTTGATGTGCGATAGCCAACGCAGTATAGGGATCAATACCGTAGTCCTTAGCTTTCTTTATAATCTTCTTTATGAGTTCTGAGTCTGCCTCAACGTGGAGTCTGCGTCTGTCATCAACTGGCTCCCCTGTAACCAAATCCACCTGCCTCTCGTCTTTTATCTTTATCTTCGTTCTCGGCCTTGGTTCTAAGTCCCAATACTGCATCTTAAAGTCATTCATGGTCTTGGTATAAAAACCATCGGCCTTCATGAGGCTATAAAGAGAATATAGCTTATTAGGGTCTGAAAACTGTTGCTTAAAATCTTCGTAGGATTTAGTGTATAACCTATCCTCGTTTAATCGCTTCCATAACTTGTATTGGTTCTCCGGCATGGCTAAAACTATTAGGAGTAGTAGCTTAAAGATTATCGTACCTTCCTATCTGCTGTTGGCTCATGTCTGCCTGTGGTTGGTTCATTGTAGGCTCAAGCGGGGCTTCAGGTACGGACGGTGGTGTCATCTTGCCCTGCTCCATGAGATTTATCATATTCTCCACCTTCCCGAGTTCCATGTACAAGTCCGCATCGAGACCCTTTTGTGCTACAATATTCATGAGAATTTTATATCTATCAGTATAATTCATACTACCTCCCTGCTGTATTTACGTTCAATCCCTGTTCTGCTTCCATACCCTGTCTCACGGCTTCAAGCAAAGCAAGATTCCCCTCTAATTTGGTTTGTCCCATCTTTATCTGACCACGAAGACTCTCCTCTGCAATCTTAGCCTCAGCCTCCGCCTTAATCTTAGCAAGTTCACCCTGCATCTTCATCTGCTCGTTCTGTGCGTTGACCTGACCCTGTACCTGCATATTACGTTCTACCTGAGCCTGAGCCTCCTGCTTATTCTTTTCTATGGCATACTCAAGCTGTTTTTCTAAATCCAAGAGGTCTGCTCCATTCTCAAGCTGGCTCATGAAATATATAGCGTCATTAAGGTCTATGCCAGGTCTCTGCTCTCTTGTGTTCTGTAAGGCTATATCTATCCATTTTTCAAACCTCATCTTCTGTTTCATGTCGGGTTTGGCTTTAAGGCTTAACCCATACTGCACACCTTCTGACTCCATGATCCTAAGTGACTCCATGTCACTCGAACTAATGATGCCCACATACGCCTCTCTTATCTTCTCGCTATTCCTTATCCCTGTCTGTATCCTTCTCATTAGACACTCACCCGTGCCTTTCTTTATCTCATAACAGGCATCCATAATAGGTTTGAGAACATTTAACGTAGCCTGTAGTGCTGCCTGTGTAGTCCCAACGGGGGCATTAGGATCAGGTGACGCACCAAGACTCACAGGATTGATGCCCGTCATTAACTCCAACTGTCTGAATAACATCTCAAAGGTTTCCATGGTCTCCCTTACCCTCTCGCCCATGCCACCCTTAATAGGTGTAATGGGTGTAGCCGCACCCCCTGAATAAAGTCCTGTGCTTGCCGAATAAGAATATAACCAAAAGCCCGTCTGCCTGCCCAACTGTAATACTTCCCACGGTTTCAACTTACCACCGCCCATAGTTACATTACCGAGCATACTTGTATTGATAGCCACACCACTCTCTACCATCATGGCCAGAGAGTTTTGATAACGAAGATACGTCTGCGTCATTTGGTCAAGGATAGGCTTTATCCTCTTGATAAGAGACGGCCCGCTTAACTGCTCCACATGAACAGGCAACTGTGGTTTGCTCAGCCCGTTTCTTGATGCCATCTTTATGGGGCCGTAGTCAAAGACATAATCCGTATCTACAACCCAATATGCCTCGTATGGTTGTCTTACAAATATTCTTTTCTCCTCTTGCTTTGCCCCCGCTTTCTTGTTTGCTTCCGTTAAAGGCTTAACCACGCTATCAAAATCAAGATCAATGATAGAATTTCGCCCTCTGAAGCTCGTGTAATAGAGTTTTCGCTGAATGTCCGTGTCGATCCACCAAAAGTGGAGTATAGGTACTTTGAAGTCATCATATTTGTAAGTCCCATGCGTAGGATCGAGTTTGGACATTTTCTGGGCATCCCACACACCATTGGGGTTGTGATATTTTCCCCAAACAGTACTCGCCAGCTTGAGCCAATCTTCTTCCTTTAGGTCAGGTAATTTATTTCGTAGGTTGGATATGGTCATATACTGAAAGTATCCCGCATATTCCGCATCCTGATAATCCCTTTCCTGTGAGAACTGTATCATGAGCATAGCGGGGTCAAGATACCCTGTTTTCCACTTATTATCCTCTGCGTCAAAATAATCTTCCGTAGCACCATAACCCAAGTCGGCGAAGTCATCTATCAGCTTCTTTAGTATGACAGTATCCCACTCCGATATATTGAATGAATGCCTCAACACCTTCTGCATAGCACGAGCCACGTTGAGCTTAAAGCCGTCTTGAGCCTCAAACATGTCGAGTTCTTCTTTAGACTTAGGCAGGGGTACGTTCTCATCAATAGGAATACCCATCTCTGCTTTAATCTTATTCTGCCACTCTATGTTCTGCGCTTCTATGAACTTAACAAATTTCTGTTCCTCAGCAAGCCGTCTTGAGTCTGCGTCTATGGTATCTACAAACAGATCATAGTCTGCCTTATCAAACATACCATGTATCGAGTCTTTTATCATAGGAGCAGGGCTAAGGTTTTCCCACAAAATATTCAACCACCCCTCCCGTTTCCCTACTTTACTTATCGGCATATCATCAAAACTATCATAAACAGTCGATGAATCAGAACTGCTATTGTCTAATAACCATGCCTTATATTGATCTATGTCCTGCTCTCCCCTCGCATAAGCCCTTAATGTTGTAAACTCAAGCTGGCTGTCATAAGTCCATGCTGTCTTGCCAGAACACCAAAGAGAATACAATGCCTTTGACCACGCCAAACAATATTCAGCGTTCTTTTTCTTTGGGTCAATATCTCGGTTAGGAAAATTGAAATTAGAATTTTGATAACCCGATAATTGTGGTATTGCCATTATCTGTAAATTTTTACAAAGATACGCAGTTTTTAACTTATTGGCTGATGAGGTTTTTTGTGGAGTTGCATACCTTCATCACATTTTACTTTTCTGTTTCGTGTCGTTGATACCGTTTATCACTATT